TACTGAACGCTTGATACCGTCCAAAACATCGTTCCAGGTTTCTTGTGCTAGTTCGCTTCTTCCAAAGCGCACCGTTGCCAATGTCCTATTGGTAGCACCGTCTAAATTAAAATCCTCAACAATACCTACTTGCCTAGTCGTATCATGGTCTAGTAAAACAGGCATATTGCCGCTTCTTGCCCAACTCATATCAACTGAATCAGGGGAATGGTCTAGCACCTCCATTCCAAAACTACGTTCCACAGGTTCCTCAGAAGAAAGAGCAATGCGAACAGTTCGTTTGTCCTCATTAATCATTTCTGCCCTGGATAGATCTATGGAGCGGTAGTTGGTAGCGTCTTTGTCAAAACGCTTCTCTTCGTCTTCATCCTCGCCGTAAGAGTTTTCTTCTATTTCTTCAACTTCTTCTGCTTTCGCAAATTTAACATTGATAGAATTAGCATCTTCCTCTACTGCCAGTATGTGACGTTCTTCCGTTCTCTCGTCCATATCTGTCTCCTTGGATTTAAGTTCTAAATTTGAGCCGTTAGGCTCGCTATTTGTAGGTATATCACTACCTTCAAAATCTTTTTTATTCATAATTTACCCCTCGCAGAACAGCAAAAACCCTTAGTCCTATAGAAAACAAGACGATAGAGAGTGCGCCCAACGTCTGTATTTTGCTCATCATTGTTAAATGATCCCACCTCAACTGCTTATTCATTGTCGCCACCCTGTAATTCAGGCTCAACTGCGCTTGTTTGTGCGCCAAAAGGCTGAAATGCGGTTGTTACACCGTATTGCTCTGCTAATTTCGTTTCTCTGTCGTGCTGTTCAAATAATTCTTCTACATCACGGCCGTATGCCGCTTGTATGTCGCTCATAGTTACTTGCCCTGACTTCAAACCCATAATATTGGCCTGGATCTCTTTTTGCGGATCTACATAACTCCAGGATCTTGGAATAAAGGTAGTTGAGTCTGCAAACTTATCAAAACGAGTGATAGGCATAGGAATCTGGTTAGTAGTCATAGCCATTTCTAGCCATTCTCTAAATATTGGCTCTATAAAGTGTGCAATTACAAATTCTTGTATAACTCCAAACTGTGCGCGGTCTTCTAAAGATCCTGCGCGGATAGAACTGTAATTAACTGAACTTAAATCATTAGCTAATGAGTGATAACTAATGTTTAAACCACTTGCTATACCTCTAAGTATTGCTGTTTCAAATGCTTCAAATGCAGAAGTAGGGTGGTTAGGCTCAAAACTCTTAAAGTCCATGCCACTAGGTAATTGTTCAAATGTGCCTGGTTCAGCTTCCATAATAGGCGAATACGTATCTTCGTAGTCTTCACCAACGTAGCCATCACCGCCTGGAGAAACATAGAACCCCATCTTGCAGGCCGCTAACCTGGATGCAGTTAATTCTGCTTGTCTGTAACCGTTTAAAGTATGGATCTTGTCCATTGCTGTGGAAGTCCAGGGTACACCGCGTGTCATTTCTGGCCTTTCTTGTATATAAGCGTGTATTAATTCATCAGCAGGGATCCTGGTGTACTTTTGTGATTGCACTGTGCTGTATTGTGCTGAGTCATAAGGGTGTTGTTTGAATAGATGGTAAGCCAATGGTTTACCTACACCATTTACTTCAACTCCCATGCGAATAGTCGCATTGTCTTTTAATTTATAGTCGTATTCTTCGTCTAAGTGATCTGCTTCAATAAATTGAATGGAATAGTTATACGGATTGTCTTTAGTCCTTACGTGTTTAACCAAACACTCTCCGTCTCTTGCTAATGTCTCAACAAATAGCTTTTGTGCATCAATAAAACTTAATTTGCCAGTTACAGTACAACTTTCTTTCTTACACCATTTAGCAAATTCACGTTCTATTATCTGATTGCCTACTATATCTAGCTGACCGTTATCATCCCTGGCTTTGCATGATAGTCTTATGCCTTTTGTACCAATAACATTAGCTGAAAGTAACGCTAAATAGCGTTTAACGTAACTGTCGTTCCTGGCTAATTCTCTAGATCTGTCACGTAATGTACGTAGGGCAGGTGCTAGTTCCGCATCAGCAGACTTAGAATTGCTAAAAAAATCTGCAAATAAACGACCTTTATTAGCACCTGCGTAAGTACGCAAGTTTAAAGGTCTACTTTTTTTACGGCTTCCAAATAATCTTTTGTACCAGGGCATCTAAAATCTCGCTTTTATTAAGGATCCAGTGGCTAAACCTTTACTGATCCTGTCTTTTTTTATCTCTAAATTAACTTTATATCTGTAGTATTCGTACCAATCGCGTATTTCTTGTGGAGTCATACGGCTTAAAGATCTGCCTGCTACACTCATACTTGATTGGTCTATAGATGCTCTGTTTTCTAACATAGCTTCTAGTGCATCAAAGACTATTCTTGCGTGTGATCTAGGATCTGACGTATCAGCATCTAAATTAGCTTCTAGAGTCACAAAACCTGAACTAACAACAACTCTTTGTGATGATGCGTTAGTAATGTATTCCTGGTAACTGTAATCGCCCTTTGTGTAGCCTGATGTAGTCGTACTAGGTACCTCTACTATGTAAGCTGTTGAACTTTCTGTAATTACAGAACTGGCAAGGGATATTTCTGTAGCGGCTGAACTTAATAATCTAAAGCTATAAGTTAGCGTATAACTTGTGGGGATGTAATCTGTTGCTATATCTTCTCGTTTCCATGCCCAACGATCACCGACCGTTAAAGTCTCTGGCACATTAGAAGGGTAATTCTCTGAGTCAAATAAATTAGCCAATTTCTGCCCTCATACAGTTTTTTTAAAACCGTAAGTTGCATTTTTAGCTTGTCAACACTCTACCAATCCTTAACAAATGATTTTTTTCTACTTGGTCTGCGTCTTTCTTTGGCTAGATCTCTAGCTTGTGGTTCTTTAGTAGGTTGTTCTTCTTGTTGTGCTTCTGTGGTTAATGTCTTATTTGCAATCTTTTCTAAGTCAGGATTAAGTATGTGAAAGGCTACTAATGAATAAACGTATGTATCTAACGCTTCATTTCTTTCGCGTGTAGGTACCCAAACAATAGTTTTACGACCTCTAACGTATTTAACTTGTCTTTTCTCAGATGTGAGCTGTTTAAAGTATTCATCGTCAACAGTAGATGGAAAATGTATATAGCCTGGGCCTGGTTCTTCAATCTGTAACCAACTAAACACAGTTTCTTTTGCAGTATCTACACCAGACGGAAATAATTGCACTCTTTGTCTGCCTGATTGTGTTGGTCTGCCTGCTATTGGCTTGCCAGGTTGTGATTGTCCTTTAATGGCAAATATTCTTCTGCCTTGTCTGACTTTTACAAAGTTATAAACAGATTGCGTTTGATAGCCAGAGTCAATAGCGATACACGCTATAGGTAAATCTGCTTTAGTTTCTCTTTGATACCGTCTTTGCACGTAATCATCCAGTTCATGCCATACAGCGTATTGTGATGTTTCGCCCCAAAAGACTTGATTATCTATAACGTAAGAATGACTTTCTAAACCCCATCCCACTACTTGTAACTCTAATCTATCATCTTGAACGTCAACACCTGCGGTAATTACCAACACATCATCTGGTACGCACTCTGCATCCCAATTCTCTCTGCGTTTTAATAAGCCTTCTGATTCTATTTCTGTACCAGAATCACGCCACACTTCTCCTAATGAAGTATTAACCCAAGTCTTAAGCAATTCTGGGTGTTTTTTAGCTTGTGCAAAACCAACTGCCATTGATGCCCATGTTGACCAGGGCGAATACAGTTCTGATATGTGGAATCCTGCAATCGTAGTTGTTTCGTTTTCTGCTCTCCATTCACCATCACGTAGCATTTGTATTTTGTGTTTTTCTTCCATAATAGAGCCACATTCTTGGCATACGTAATGTGCGGTTTCAGGTTCGCTTTCTTCCCAATGAACATTAGCCCATTCCAACGTAATATATTCATTACAGTGTACGCATGGCACCCAGAACTTGCGTTTATCGCTAGTCTCAAACGCTGTTTGTATGCGTGATAATCCATCTATTGTAGGTGTAGATGCCATGATAATTTTACGGTTCCAAAATGTAGTAGTACGCTTAGTTGCTAATGATATTGGATCTCCTTCACTGCCTGCGGATGCAGGGTATCTATCGCACTCATCAACTAACAATATTCTTATTGGCCTACTTGCTAAACCACTTGCGGAGTTAGCACCAGTGATAGTCATGTGACCACCAGGAAACTTTTTGTGCAAAACAGTATTTTCGCTGTCTCTAGATCTAGGTTCTTTTACTTTGTCTTCCAGGGCAGGTGATGATGCAAGCATAGGTGCCAATCTATCTTTTGAAAAAGATCTTCCCATTTCTATAGTAGGTTGTAAGCACATAATGGGGCAGGGATCCTGGCTAATGTAATAACCTAACACGTTTAGTAACAATTCTGTTGCGCCTACTTGTGCGCTTTTCATAAATACAACGGTTTCTATGTTGCGATCTATAATGCAATCCATTATTTCTTTTTGATAAGCCGCGCGTGATGTTCTCCACTTGCCTGGTTCTGCGCTTGATTCAGAAGTTAAGAAACGATAGTTGTCAGCCCATTCACTAACCAGTAGCTTCTTGGGTGGTTGGAACGTCTTCGCCGTTTCCGTCCATACCCATTTCATTGGATTCTGTGTATTCAGATTTTGAGAGTTCGTTGAGTGTTTCATATATTTCGTTGGTTAATAATTCTTCTGCTTCTGCGTAGTGATCTAAACCTATTACTTGATGTGCTAATTTTGCAGGTAGGTTTAATAACTTTGCTCGCACGTTAGATACAAACTCTGTCCAGGTTGTTCTAACATCGTCAGCTTTTATAAGGCTACTGCTTAAGACTTGTACTTCCATTTCTGCTTTATCAGCTTGTGCAGAAGTAAGACGAGTCTTATGTTCTGTAATAGTTCCATCGTCAGTGTTAGATGTCATTCTGGCTTTTGTTCGCAGATAATTTATGTACGCAACTCTGCATTGATCTAGGCTCATAGACTTACCAGGCGCAGAAGGCAGTATATTCTGACTTTTTAGCCTTGATACCCACTCAGGCGAACAGTCTAGGTGTTCAGCAACTTCTTTGTTAGTTGCCATGATTTTGAACCAACCCAAAAAGGGCAGTGTCTAAAAAAATATCGACCTTCATTCCTTTT